CCACATAATGTGGGGCTCCGAGCTTTAGCGGGCTTCCGTATTTACGGCCCTCTCACGCTAGACGTTTCAGGATACTCAACCTCATGGCTCGACACACCAGGACTAGAAATAGGTCTATCCCCCATCCGGGGGGTACACTTACTAACTATTCCAGGGGTGTTGCGGGTACTCCAATCTCGCCTACACGGGTCCTCTCGGACTCGTGTACTGACTCGGTTGGATCACCGGTAGTCGATAGTCCTCTGTCGCTAACCAAGTACCACGGTACTTGGCCACGCTGCACAGGACGTTTCGACGGAACCATACAGACTGCGAGGCCACAGTATACTGTGCTCGATGGTTATACCTACTCCAATGTGCCGATTGCTCTCAGTACTTTTACTGTTCAATCGGCTCCATCTGGTTGGTTACTCGATCTTGTGGCGGGAACGAATCCGTCCCGCCCCACGCTCGGGATACCAATGTGGGCGCAAAACATCGCGCAGCTCCCCAAGATGGTCAAGAAGTTGGGAGATCTTATTCTGAGTCCAGGGAATGCCTTGAAACCGAAAGGTTTCGCTGGCGAGTACCTGGGAGTTCAGTTTGGATGGCTCCCTCTTATTGACGATCTAAAGAAACTTCTGGACTTCCAAAATCACGTTCTAAAACGTAACAAGGAACTAGCCCAGTTGTATTCCGGGAAGGGTTTACGTCGTCGGCTTAAGTTCGCAGATGATACAACTAGCAGCGCCGTGACCGGGACTATTCCTGGTCAAGTCGCTGTGACCGTCACCGCAACTAGCTCTGTTGAGGTGAAGAGGAGGATGTGGGGGACCATTCATTGGTACCCTACTACCCCTCCGTTGTATCATCCAGACGACCATAAGTGGAACAACCTAACTAACCGTTTGGTCGCAGGTGCTACACCCGAAGGCCTTGCAAAAGGCCTCTGGGATGTTCTCCCTTGGACTTGGTTAATAGGTTGGTTCACTAATCTAGGAAAGTACACTCTTGCACATTCCTGGACTGTACCTGCTAACCACTCAGGCGGATGCCTGATGCGGGAAGCGATTGGTACATGGACGGCTGGTGATGCCACTGTGAACGCCGGTACTGGTAAAGTTTACCATTACGGCCAGCTGACTCGGTCCTTAAAGACCAGAGCGGTCTCTAGTACCGTTAGCGTGGGTGTGAACATGCCCTATTTGGACATGTTCAGACTGTCGATTCTAGGGGCGTTGTTCGTACAACGCTTCGCGCGTTGACTCACATCATCCCTAGAAAGGGGAACTCTTATGCTTGGCACGACGATGTTGATTACTTTGGATGGTGCGGGAGGGACCGTAAAGACCCTACCGCTCATCAACCAGGATGGTTATTCGTCCGAGTACTTCTTGGACGACCTAACCGTCACGTACCGTGCGAAAGTGCGGCACTCACGTGACACCGTCAAGGCTGGTACTCAGGCGTTTGACCGTCACACTGTGACGTACACACGTTTTCTGAAGCCAACCGAGGCGATTCCTCTTGGTTCGCAATCCGATATCACCTTTACGATCAGGAATGATCCTAATGGTGCGTCCAGTGACATCATTGATGTCTCCGAGGCCATGTCTTTCTATATGGTCAAGGCTGGAGGGGTTGCTGCAAAACTTCTCGGGTGGGAGTCGTAGACTCCTACTTTCGAAGGTCATCGTCGTCTGCTGAGCCGTAGAGTCCAATCATAGGAGTAATCCAATGACGGGACCTAAGAGCTACGCAGAGTTCATCCTAGGCCTTTACGATGCACAGTTGAAAGACTGTGCGTCGCTGTACCCAGAACTTGCCAAGGAGTTCCAGAGGGATTATACCCGCTTGAGCTCCGCGGTCGAAGCTAATGGTGTCAAGTTCTTTCTTGACTCCATGCCTGCTTATCGAAAGCACTTTGATCAGTGCCTAGATGCAGGGCGCCTAACCCGTTCTGGCCTGCTCCATTTCGGGAGCTGGAAGAACAGGGGGACTTGTCCTCGGTTGTTCCGAGGATTAGTCCTACGCGTTTTCGACCTATACGGCGAGATGAGACCAGATCCTGATTTGCAGGCCATCCGGTTAATCCGGCAACTCTTAGGAGTTGTTCGGAAGCTCCGTTTAGCTTGCGGGCCCAAGGAGAACCGCGAGGCTCTCCGCGAGTTTATCAGGACTGACCAAGAAGTCCGCCTAGGAACCCTTGATTGGGATTCCGACTCGGACTTAGAAACAGATAAGCTAACCACAATTGCCTTAACTGACGATTGTGCTAGCCTCTCTGAATCTAAGCAGGGCACGCTGCCCGGCTTCTCGGTCTCACTTCTGCCTTACAGACATGCCCAGTTAATTCAGCAGTGCGCTGACTTAATCTGTGCATGTTTGGGTCCCTTTGACCCAACAGAAGCGAGGTTTCGTCATGGACCAGGTGCCGTCTCAGACCAGCCTTTTAGCTCGTATAAATACGAGTTTGAGAACTGGCCTGACAGGCTTGATAGAGTCTTCCCGATGGCAGATTTCGCTGTTGCGAATTTTGCTAACTGGGAAGGCTCATCACTGTACAAATCGCCTGACTGGAAAGTCCGTAAGGAATTTCCTGCCAAACTTATTGCTGTACCGAAGACTATCCGGACTCCAAGGCTTATCGCTTCGGAGCCCACTAGTCTCCAATGGTGCCAGCAAGCGGTTCGGGACCATTTGTATAGTCGTGTGCGGAGAAGTGCTCTTAGCGCTTTTATCGATTTCCATCGACAGGACGCTAACGGCAATCTCGCACTCGAAGCCTCCCGTACCGGTGAGCTCTGTACAATTGACTTGTCCAGTGCTTCAGACCGGATATCCTGTTGGTTCGTCGAGCGTCTCTTCAGAAGCTCGCCTGACCTTCTCGCTGCACTTAGAGCGACTCGCTCCAAGTTCATCGAACAAGATATTTGTAGAGATACTCCGCGATTCCATAAGTTGCGGAAATATTCTACTATGGGAAACGCCACTACTTTCCCCGTACAGTCCTTAGCCTTTCTTGCGATAAGCCTTGGCTCCTTGCTTTATGCTAGGAACCAGCGCCTATCAATGGCTGGGCTTCGGACTCTCGGAGAGAGCACGGTCCGTGTCTTTGGAGACGATTTGATCGTCCCTAAAGACTGTTCTGGCGCTACAGTTGCTGCACTCCATGCCTTCGGACTGAAGGTTAACCCCTCAAAAACTTTCCTAAACGGCTTGTTTAGGGAGTCTTGTGGAGTTGATGCCTATGCGGGTCAAGACGTGACCACAATTAGCATCCTGGAGGCACCAATGAAGGCCAAGCCAGGAACCGTTGTATCGTCAGTAGACGTACACAATAACCTCTGTACTAGGGGTTATATGCGTACGGCTGCGTACATACAGAAGACAGTCTCGCGGGCCGGATACAGAAGTATCCGTACCGTGACACACGGTTCTGGCGCCTTTGGTTGGTTCCCTAACTATGAGTCGGAGCCTGCCGAGTTAGCAACTCGGTGGAATCCTGACCTCCAAGTTAGGCAAATCCGCTGTTTGACTGTAAAGGCCAAACAGAGGCGTAACCAGCCAGAAGGGAGCGCTGCGCTGCTTCAGTATTTTACTGAAGCGGCGAATGTCGTCCAGGCATCGACTTCGAGCCTGGGCAACATTTCTC